GGTCACCATATCGTTTTTTAAAAGTTCTCTCTTCTGCATTAGTCGGTTCTGCTTCACTAACAACTTCCTCCTCGCTAGTCTTGCCTTCACCTTTTTGCTCTTTAACGAGTTGTGCCAATTCTTCTTCATCTTTTTTTATCCTCTCGTCTTGAGAATAAGGTCTATTCATAAACATTGCTTTTTTAGGTGTATCTTCTTTTGTCATTATAGTGTTAGCTTCTTCAGCCATATGTCTTCTCCTTGGGGGTTATCGTAGCCATTTATTGTTGGGGGATAAGTAGCCTTATATTGTGGATTATTAACGTGAAGCTAATCCACCTCGCTTCATCTTCTTTGGTTTAGGTGTTTTCTTTTTACCTGCTAGTCCACCTTTGTTAAAAGATGGGTCATCATCGTAATAACCCATATTATCCTGTACATCATTACTGTAATCACCTGATTCATAAGAACTTTCAATAGGGTCATTAAAGTTAGTTTCTGCCATTTCTTGATTGGCTTGAACAGCTGCTCTATTAGCTGCTGCTTCATCTGATTCAAAAGAATAAAGACCAGTATCACCATCTCTATCACTAAGTTCTTTTTGTCTTTTATCTTCCATTCTTTTTATAAAGTCAATAGTTTTTTCAGTGCCTTTTGACGTTTTCATTGTTCCTTTTTTTGCTTCTGTTAACTCAAAGTTTTTGTTAGTTAATTTTATAGCTTCTTTTCTACTTAATTTTGGGTCTGCTTTCCTTATAGCATCAAGCATAGATTTTTTTGTTTTTGCATCAGCTATTAAGGATAGTGCTTCTGGACCTCTAGGATTTACTGCAATGCGATTATAAACAGATGCACGAACAACGGTAGGTATACCATTTATTGTATATATCGCTACTTTGTCTGCTGGCATCTTACCTATTGAGTATTGGTATGCATCAAAAGCACCTTTTGCAAGTATTGATATGCCCATCCCAGACCCTATAGCTAAAACTGAGCCTATACCCTTTGCTATATCTCCAAGGCTTGTTTTTCTTGCATTGCCATATTGAATACCAAATGTAGTAGAATTTTTTGTTAAACTACTTCCTCTAACAGGACCACCTAATCTATTTGTTTTTTCTACATCAATTTCTCCACCTAGAGATACTCTTCCTCCACCAGCACCATACTCTTCTTCTTCTCTTTGTTGTTCATCATAACTATCCTGACCATCATCTTGTTCCTGTGGTCTCGGTCTGTAAGTAGGAGTAGGTGTTGCAGTCTTAGCTGCTTCTTTAATTGGTTCATCTTTCCTGATAAAACCTTGGTCTAATAATTGTTTTATATTAGTGGTTGTTTGACCTGTTGCTTTATTAAAACTTACACTTCTAACTTGACCAGTAGCTTCATTTACGTATCTTCTTTCTTCAAACATCTCGGAGTCCATACCTGCTTGCGACCCAAGACCGTACTCATTAGTCTGGGGTATACCACCTACTAAGTTTTTAGGGTCTGAAGCACCTAAGATGTTTCTAGCTGGCATGTACGGTGCAACAGGGTCTGCATTTTTTTGTTTATCATAGTTATATGGCTTACCCATAAATGCTCCAACAGCAGCTTTAACTACTCCACCACTATTGTACTCTATTTCTTCTTCACTGTCAATACTTTTTTCTTGTTCATCTTCCATATCTAAATCATTTAAATCAAAGGGCATATCATCAGGCATAGTAGCTTCTTCAGAGTTACCCATCTGACCCATAGCTTCCATTTTCTGTAAACCCATCTTAGCTTTTTGTCTCATCTGCATTAACTTCTCAAGACCTAAGAATCTAACAACATCAGCAGGGAATACAAATTCACCTTCACTTAACTGTGCAGGTATGTCATCTCTCACTTCTTCTCGTGTAGAGCCTGATGGTACATCATTACCTGATACTTCATCAGTCATGCCACCCTCATCTTTAAGACCACCATCTTCAAACATTTCCATTTGTTGTTTCATTACTGTACCACCTTCTGCAAACTTATATTTTAAATTTAATCCTATGTTTTTTATATCTTTTTCATAATCGCTAGGGGTGTAACCAGCATTTATTCTAGATTCCAGTCCTTCTACACCAAAAATATTCTGAAGTGATATAAAAGCATCATAACTACGAGCTTTAAGTTTACCATCTCCAAACTCTAATTCTTCAGGAACTCCGAATTGCCTAAGCTCTTTTGGTGTTTTAATTATACCTTTACTTGCAGACAAATTAACACCTAATCCATAAGAAGTATTTTCTTTAGTTTTACCAGTAAAGCCAACTCTACCTTGCAAATTAGTTTTATTTAGCTCTGCTTTTAATTCTTTGCCATCCAATCTACCATAATCAATATTAGCCTTTGTTTTTTGCCCTGATAAATTTAATTCCGGTTTAAACAAGGGATTAAATAAAGGAGTATTTTGTTGTTCATTTGATTCCATTTACTTCATCCCTTAAATGTTTTAACTTATTCAAAGTAGCTACTGCTCCTTGAGACCTATGTAGAGTTGCTGTATCGTTTGACTGCTCTAGTATCTTATGTTGCTGTTTAACTAATTCATCAATGTAATCATTGAAGCTGTTCATTAGTTGGAGGTTGTTCACTAGCGGCTTGATTTGCTGCAGCACCTGCTTGTCCATCATTTCCTGAAAATCCTTGTTCATTTGGCATAGGAGCTTGTCCTGTACCTATATTACCACCACCTGCACCTGTAGGGTCCATAGGGTTAGCACCAACAGGAGGTTGCCCTTCCTGTGGGGGTTGCATCCCCTGAGCTGGTGTTATGCCCTGAAAGGCTTTTAAAAGCTCTGCTTGCACGGCTGCTTCATCCATGTTGTTTGTAACCTTCTCAGGGTCAAGTTCCATAGACTTAGCTATCTCTCTAATTATGTAGTTAAACTTAGCAAAGGGTGCAAGAACAGGACTAGATGCAACTTGTAAGAATGACATAAGTCTTTGACTTCTTACTTCATTAGCCATCAGACTCTCTGTTCCTCTAGCTTGTACCTCTAAGTCACCCCTAATAGATTTATCAAAGTTAAACTGCATATTAAATCTAAACATTCCTTCGCCCAAAGGTTTGAGTAAGTAATCATCTACATTCTTTATAACAGTCTTTATACTACCTGCTGCTGCGTTCATAAGCATTGATATACCTGATGCAGTTCTACCTACACCCTGCACACCTGTTTGCCCATGAGCAAAAGAAGGAAAGCCTGTACTCTCATCAGCAAGCTGTCTAGCCTTATCAAACAGTTGTAAGTTCTCATTAGACACGTTAGGAAACTTTGTACCAAATATAGCTTGACCCGGAGCACCACCCTGTCTTCTGAATACTTTGCCCGGATACACTGATAGGTCTTGTCCGGGAACTAAGTTAGTCTCGTCTACTTCAATAAGCAAGTTACCTGATAGCACAGCGTTGTCCACAGACATTCTCATAAAACCATTCATAAGAGTTTGTGTATCATCCATGTTCTCAGCTAGACCTACTCCAAAGAAGGAATATGGATTGAGTTCGTAAGGAGCTGCCATATAAGGTATAGTAGCAGGTTTGAATGGATTAAGAACCATTCGTAATAACTTACCATTACAAATCCATACATTTGTTTGTAATTCATCAAATGCCTTGAGGTCTTTAGGTATTTCTATATCATTTTCTTCGAGCATAGAAACGTCACACATTCCCCAATACTCTAACACTTCAAATCTATCTACTCCGTGGTCTGCTGCATAATCAGATAAATCATCTTCCCAATACTTCTTATCATAAGATTCACCTGCAGCAATAACATCATCAATTACTGTTTCACGAAAGTATGGTCTTTTCTTTAATCCACGTAATTGAGTTCTTGACATCTTGTGTCTTTCAATCACGTATTGTGCTTCATCCATGTTGGCTGCATCAGGGTCTGGAAAAAAGTTCCACACAGATACATGTGATGTAGATGGTACAGTCTTAAACACAGGACTATAGTTACCTTCTTCATCCCAATTAGGATATTCTTTATCTACAGCAAAAGGACCCTTCATTACTCCTGTTCCGAATAATGCCATTTCAAATGCTGTACTTCTTAATTGTTTACTAGCACCTGACTCTTGCAGTTGGTCCATAATTTGTTTTTCCATAGACTTAGCGGCTATCATAGCAGGACTAAACGTAACAGCAGTAGGTGTTTTACCTACCCCCTCTTTAAGCCCTTCAATATCACCCAAATTGTCTTCAAGAGGACCCAACCTATCTTGCAAAGTTTTTTCAGTAGCACCTTTTGGTAACTCCATACCATCACCTTTAAAACCATACGGAGAAGTTTCTTCAGGCTCTCCTTTAAGTTCTTCAGGCATTTTTGGGTCAAAGTTAACATCTTTAGCCACACCCTCTGGTAAAACTGTTGGCTCAATGCTAATAGGAAACTTGTTACCTGCAAATAACACATCAACAATTTGTCCATAAGCTGCGAGAGTTTTTGTCTTGGTAACTTTAATAAATACTCGTGACTTTTCTGCTTCAGTAAATTGAACATCACTTCCATATAATCCTCTATAGTTTCTATACGACCTCAACCATCTGTCTTCGTCATTAGTACGATAGTCTTCGGCACGTTGATACCTGTCCATAACAAATGGTATAATACCACTGACATTTATATCATTAGTTCCTGACTCTTCTGTATCTTCTAATGCAATAGAGTCATCGTCTAGTGTTACTTGTTCATCTTGTGCCATGTTATATCCTTAATATCCAAATGTAGAATCTGCCATAGGCATACTACTGCTAGGTCTTCCCATTGGGTCATAGTCAAATATACTAAACCTTGGTCTTGACATTATCCCATATCTTAACGCATCATATAGATGGTCTTCTGAACGTGTGTCCACATCTTCCGGATTCTTCTTGTCCAAGGGCAAGGCAGGTATCTGTGAGATAGTGTTCGTGCAACTATTAAAGAAAACAAGCCGCGGCTCCTCTGTAAATTCATCTACTTGCAAACGTCTGTGTATTTCATTCTTACCTGATACACGACTACCTTTACTTCTATCTGAGGGTCTAAACCTACAACCCTTCATCGTCATCTGTTCAGCCAAAGAAGGACCAGTATCCCCACGTTTATGCCAAAGAGAACTATCCAAAACCCCATACTTAATATTTCCATCATCAGCTTCTGCATCCAATATCATATCTGCCAAATCTGTGGCAAGTACTTTGCTACAATACAACTCTCTATATATAATAATCTGCTCATCTGGAGAAACAGCAAACCACAACACCCCACTATAAGAACCATAACCATAATCGCAAGCCCTAAATGAATATTCCTATCAAACTCAGAAAAAGCAGCACCTTCTTTAATATCCCAATCACCATCAAGCAACTGCTTACGTTGGTGTTCAGGTAAGGAAAGAAGCATTGTCTCATAGTCACCTTGGGCAGATAAGTAGGGGTTATCTGATAACCTAGCCGGTATAAATCTTCTTTTGAATAAGGGTTGTCCTGATTTCGTGTGTCCTTTTGGGTAGGAAAGGACATTCCCTGATTCAATATCTGTGGCATTAAATTGTTTTCCGTATGGTGCTGGGTCAATAAACATCTTTTTAACCCACTGATGTCCCGGTCCTCCGGGGTTAGTTGTTGCTCTCATATACACAGGCAAATCCTGTGCGACTGAACGCAAACGTGAACGCATATAGTTCCAAGCATACGGAGTAGACCACTGAGTTAATTCATCAAACCCTATCCAACTAAATGCCAAACCTTGATAACGTAGTACATCATCATCTCTATCTAGGTATGACATCCATAACCTTGCACCTGATGGTGCTTCCCACTGCATCTTTCGTTC